AGGTAAGCGAGGATTACCCGCTTACCGCTCGAAAGTGGAAGATGTTATGAGTCATTTAGACTCTGCTGATCGTATTGAGGCACAAGGCGGTTTGACAACCGTGCTTGCAGCCGTAACCGAATGGATAGGTTCCGAGACCGCAGTTTTTGCGGTTAAGGGAGCCCGAGTTTTAGAAGGAGCCCAAGCTTTCTTCGTTAGCATGTGGGATTTTATCAAACATGCTGTTTCAAAAGCGTTCGCAGTAGTTACGAATGCCTTTGAACAATTAAAGTTATGTGTCATAACTTTCTTTTCTACCATCAAAATCTTTTCAGCCAAAGGCCTTGAATTTTTTGTTGGTGTCGTTAAGAGTGTGTGCAAGACCACTGGCAAACCTGGCCCTCCTGATCTACAAACTGCTCCTTTTGACTCAGTCGATAAAAAGACGGAGTGCCAAGCAGATGATTCGTGGTATCATTCAGTGCCAGCTTATTTTCTTGGGTGTGTCGGCATGTTTGCTGATGCTCTCTCTTCAATTTTGTCGATCGTTGAATCTAGCGCTCCAAAATTGTCGGCTTATGCCTCCTCTATAGCCAAAGTCTTTAAGAGTCTGGCTGGAATAGGATATGTAGCTAAAGGATTGGACGTTGCCACGTTCGCATTAGACTGGATATATTGCAAAATCACTGGTTCTCATTGTTTTACCGCTTATGATGACCTTGCTAGATTTGACAAGGCGTGTCAAGAAGCCCGTGAGTTGCTTAAGCAGAAGAATATCAAAAACCCCAGCAAGCGTTTCTTTGAGGACGCTGCTCGTGTAAGCCAAGAATTGCAATGGTATTACACTTTGGTGATTGAGCATTTCCCCGCACATTCAGCATCCTATCGCACGCGCTTTCAAGCAGTAGCTGACAAGTTGTTGCCTCTTTCTGAGACTTATGAGTCGGCCACGCGCCTTAAGCCGGTGGTGGTTTGTATGCGAGGCAAATCCGGTTGTGGCAAAACCACCGCAACGAACACACTTCGTAGTAGTTTGTATGCTCACATGTGTAGTTACATTGATCCTGATGATTTGAGGGAAGATGTACCATTGATGAAACAGCATGCTGCCGACCCCACTTATATGAACATCAATTGTTCCGGTCCCAAGCATGTTTACGACGATGGCTACCACAATCAAGCTTTTTATGTGCTTGATGAGTATGGCACGTCCAAAAGTGCCGAGAATAAGACCGACTGGGCAGTGTATCTCATGCGCATTATGAATAGTGAGCCTCTTCTACTGAATATGGCTTTTGGTGACAAGGGTAAGAGATATTTTAATAGTCCTTTCATATTGGCGACTGGCAATTTTGAAAGCCACACTGTTCCTTTTGAGGACCCACTTGCGTTTCACAGGCGCATTGAGTTCGACTTGATAGTCACTAGGAATTCAACTGAGAAATTCCATCTCAACCAGGTGCGGTTCAATTTTAGCACTGAATGCATAGCAGCATACCTTAGTGATAAGACGCCTAGTGCAGTGATTACCAAATTACATGAACAAGGCACTATTGATCTTACTAAGAGCTTTGGTTTTGCAACCTTGCTTAACATGGTAAGCTTGGCTTACATGGACCGTGTTTGTACACCCCCGCCTGATTATCGTGAGGATATAGTTGTCAAACCGTTTGACTACAATTTCAAAACTGCGAGAAATATGTCTCACATACTCTTTGGTGAAGACGTAATGGTAGAAGATGTAAAGCCATCTTTGCCTGGCCGTGCAAATGCTACAAAGTTTCAGAAGATGTCTGCAAAAGTTAAGGCCAAGGTTTCAGCTGCCGCTGCTGCTATGCTCTTAGCTCTCCAACGTAGTACGGACAAAAACAGAGACTACGTTAGGGGCCATCGTAAAGGTGGACCCGATTATAAGGAGAGCGATTTCGCTCGCTTTAGGCGTGAGAAACGCGAGAAAGTGTCGGAAGTGCAGGAAGAAGATCTTGATCCCGAAGACCCTTTTGGTTGTCGCGATAAAGGAAAAGACAAAGATTCATACTCCGAAGAGGAAGATGAAACAGTCTCGCTTAGTCAGTGCGGCGACGAGGCGCCGTTGTGCGCCCAGGGTGGCGATGTAAACGGAGTCACAGGTACAATCAAAGATCTGTATGTTTTCATTTTCAGTAAGAACCCCCCCAATTGGTTGCCTTTCTCATATGCTGATTGTAAGCCATGGTTCGAAATTGAAAATATCATTTTAGACTTTGGTGTCAAGCCCACTAAGTGGACTTACGATACTATGCTTCGAGGCCTTACCAAGATGTGGCCATTACACCACTCGAGAGCCATGACCCGCAATTTTGTGGGCGTTAATCCCTATGTTGCTCTCAGATATCTGTTGGCTCAGATCAACGGACTGAGGGAATATGGTGAAGTAAATTTCTTCAAGAAAAGTCCCCAGGAACTTTTGCAGGTTTATGCAGATAGTTGGGGAGCTATGAATGCTCGTCAGCGCAGCTACTTGCGAAAGCAGGGAGCATCCATGGACATTAAGATAGTCTGCCGATGGACCGGTGCTAAGCTGGTACCTGGTAAGGTTGGAGCTGATCCAAAGCTGGTTGAACGGCGTAGACAGAACTACGCCAGAAACGGAACCAAACAAGTGGCCGCAACCGCTAAGAGGAACGCCGAGTTCGCTGGAGGTATTGTTCCCCCGAAACCAAAGCAAACTCCCAAGCCCAGAGTTCAGCGTGCAGCGTATGTCACTGCCAGCAAACAAGGCAGGGCTGATCGTAGCAAACAGAAGGCTTTAACTCGCAAGCGAGCTATGGAGCGAATAGAAAAACAGGCATGTCCTGGTTATTTGACAGCTTTGGCCGACACAATGCCTCAGCATGTGCGGGATAGTGCCATCGCTAGGAGAAATCTTGAACTATCGAATTACATAGCGGCCAACCCTTTCTGGAAGATGGGTATGGCTTCTAGATCTCATGTACCCGTCAACTTCGTACAGTTAGTGCATTATTGTGTTCATTCGTTTTCATTGAATAGAACTACTATGTCTGACGAAATGCTGGCTTTATTGGGACTCTTAACTCAAAAACCAGATCTTGATGTTGACATTCCCCAGCCTACGGCATTAGCGATTTACGATTTTATGACTGAAAGCCCCTTCAATATGGAGGAGAAAATTCTGACTGCTTATGCTGTTGGTGCTGCCTCCTTTAAACTCCAAGATATGCGAGACTACTATGAATTTTTTAGCTCAGGACGCGTATGTAAGCAAACTCATATTGCTCAAGGAGTTCTGTATGCGGTGATCCATTATGCTCATTCAGCATGGAACTCGCGCAATATGGATGAAGTGGCCAAGAATACGGTTAAGAATGAGTTCAACAAGTTGGTCGTATCCAAAGCTGGACCAGATTATGGTCTCTTGTTTAAGGGAATAGCAGTCATAGTTGGAGGCGTTGCCTTCAATGCTTTGTGGATTGCTGGACTTGTCAAACTTATCAGCTTCATGAATGGCACCAAGGAAGTATCCACTCTGTCTACTCAAGATCTTGAGAAAGAAATAGAGAGACGTGGAGGAATTGTTATTGAGAAACAAAGCTTTGATAAGGAAAAAGAAAAGCTTATCAAACCTCCAAATGTTCCATCTTTTGACGCCATTGCATCCCAAAATGGCAACGACAATGCCGTTGTTACCAAAGTTCTTCACAATATGTACTTAGTGAGATCTATGACTGGTAGTGTAGCCGGCATATTGACATTTATGTTTGGTAGTGTCGCAACAATACCCCGACATGTTTGGGAAATGGTCAGAGGTCGTGAGACTCTCACCTTGATGCCGTTGTTGAAACCGAAGGATGGGGACATACAATTGCAAAAATTTGCAATGTGTCAAGTGCGCATTCTTAGCGACAATAATGAGAAAGATGTGGTCATACTAGGCATTGAATCAGCCAGACCTCATTCCAACATAACATCATTGATGCTCACTGAGGAAGAATACGTTAAGAACCGATCTTTCTCTGAAAACATCATGTTGACCTTTGCCCAAGATACAGGATCGGCAGAGACAGGACTTTGCGAGCCTGTAGGTAATGCCTCCTTTATATTGGAAAAGAAAAACATGAACACTGTTGACCCATTGAAACCCCTTATGATCAATGGATACCTCACCTATAAATGGTCTACCAATGCCCGTAGTAGATGCGGGTCCATTTTGATGAGCAAGGTCAAGGGTACTATGAGAATAGTCGGGTCGCATGCTGCGGCTCAACAATCTAGCGTTGTGGCCTACGGAACTACACTGTTTCGCGACTGGTACACACAATATAGGTTGACTTCAGCAAGTTCGCCCTCTGTGATTGCCACAGTAGGCCAATGTGGTTTAGACTACGTCGATGATGATGCAGACAATGTCTACTCCATGATAGTGCCGGGTTTGTTTAAGGTTAACCATCGTAGTGATCCAACAATAGCTGTTAGCAGCTTCAAACCCACTGCTTTCCAAGATTTTGCATTCAAGGGAGGCTCACCCAAGTTGCCAGCCGTTACGAGCAAGGAAGCTTATTTCCTTGCGGTGGCCAAGGAGAAAGAATCTAATAGAGTTCATCACATTGGACCCGCTGCTGCCGTAGTTATACGTGATCATCGGGATTTGTTGATTGAACAAATCTTGCCTGGGCCTCGCAGCAACTACACAGGCTGCAGAACTCTCACGACTAGAGAGGCATTGGACCATACACTCGATGAGCGTTTCCCTGCTTGGGATAAGAACTCATCCAAAGGAGTACGCCTGAGGTTGTGGAAACTCAGCAAAAAGAGAATACTTGAAGATCTCGATAGTCCTGAAGGACAAGAATTTTGTGCGCGTTGTGATGACATTATGGATCGCATGCGACAAGGAGATTTCACTTATCAAGTTTGTTGCGACAAACTTAAAGAAGAGTTGCGCGACCCTGAACGAGTCGCTTTGATGAAAACTCGGATTTTCAATGTCACGGACTTTGTTGACAATGTCATAATTAAACGATGCATTGGCGACCTGGTCGGAAGAATGAAATTCCTGTTTGGACGGTCCTATGCGGCGTGTGGAGTCAATCCCTCAAGTATGATGTGGACTTACTGGTACAATCATTTTAGTGAAGATCTACCTACAACCTTTGCAGATGTCAAAGGATGGGATCACATAGTCACACCAGTGTTGTTGTCACTCCTCTGGGACATATGTCAAATATGTTACCCTGACCGCTTTGAAGCCGTTTTAGCCTTCTATGCCTTACATTCGTGTGTTTACGGGCTGAGAGCAGCTTATGGCTATGCTCGTATGAATGGAAGAGGCAACACATCTGGGAATTGGGTCACGACTTTTCTAAATACGCTTTGCAATCTCATATATTTTAGCATAGCTACTATTGTGATTGCAAAGAAGGAATTTAACGTTCCAGCTAGAGAAGCCGTTGAACAACTCCTTATTAAATTATATTCTGACGATAACATCGTCCAAAATCAGCGCCTGGCTATCACCACTAAAATGTATTCCATAGCATTTGATGTCCTCTTTGGAGTGACTCTTACTGGAACGGATAAAGGTGATGTCACTGAGGACACACTTCAAACTGGTGAATTTATTAGTCGTGGTTTTGTCAAGGAAAATGGCATTGTCTATGCTCCGTTGACTATGCCCAGTCTTGTGTCGCAACTGTACTTTGTTAGAGTACCCGCCAATAGCACTGAAGAATATTTTCATGAACAGGTTCAGGCAAACATTTCAAATGTTTGCCGAGGAGCCGTTGAATGGCGGAAAGAAGGTCAGAAATTGGTGAATGACATGGCAGTATTTGTGGGCGAGCATAAGTTGCCCTATCATGTCGATTTCGATTTCGTACGTGATTACGTACTGACCAAAGAACATAATTTGTAATAACAGATGTCGGGAGACGTAAAACCCCCTGCGGAATAAAGTTTGTTTCCGTAAGTAATTCAACATCCCTCATAAGCTCGTTGAGCAACCCCGCCTTTTGGCGTGACGTCGGGAGACTATAATTCCATTTTTCAACAGCTCTAGGAGCAACCCCCCCCCATTATGATAGAATCACAAGATGGATGCTATACAAAATTCGGAAGTGCAAGGCCCTGTTATCCGATCTGACTTGTCAGATTGGGGAGCAGCAGGCGAAGTAGTGGAACATGGTTTATCCAGTGTGGTAGAACATCAGCGTGAGCCGGTGGCTACTGATCATTTGGATTATGCCGAGAGAATGTACGATGGTCTTGTGGAAACAGGATCGTCATACGCTGGAGATGGCTATCTAGTCATAGGTGCGGGATCACTGGTTAATCAGATGTGGAACCCGTTAGCACTGTTTTCGAATGCGGTGCCGTTGATGCAAGCTTGCGAGCTTTATCATGGAGCCGTTTGGGATTCGATATCTGTTACCATCAGTTTGTCCGCCCCCAAAGGACTCACTGGAGCCATAGTGGTAGGTGCTTTTCCCTACTACAATTGGTTCAACCCTTCGAGTATATCAGAGTTGAATACCAGGTTGACGTCAAGTCCTGAACTTATTCAATCACTTCTTAGTGGTGATAATTGCAGGCTCATGTACCTTAGCGAAAGCAAGGACGTGACTTTTCAAATACCGTGGAGTTATCAACAAACTTACATCCAGCGACAATTGTTGCAGGCTGTATTTGGAGCAACTGCCTCGTCAATCATACCTGGCACTCCTGTGTTGTTCATACACACTCTGTCTGCTCGTGCTGTCAGTTCGACAACGACCAATTCTCAACTGAGGATTTTCTATCAGTTTAAGAATTTGCGATTCGTTTGTCCGGCTGTTTTGCCACCTCCAAGTAAGATGTCCAGAACCGTGAGGCAATCTGGTGTCGAAGAAGTTATGGCGACAGCTTATGCCGTAGACGAAGTAGCGGCCGCTGGATCTGAGATCATGGCAGCTATGGGCATAGGTAGCATATTTGGCGAAGAAGCCGAAAGTGACTACAAGGAAGGTAGTTACGAGCGCCCAACTGCGGTGCAGATGGCTTATGCAGGTGACACCACCAGCAATGGGCCCCCCCCTACTAACCCGATTTTCTTCGATATGCTTAAGTCCAAGCTTCCGAGACATCCAGTTTCTGAGTTCATTGGAAGGAAGCAATACCTTATGAAGATGACTACAGGAAGTAGTTCAGAGATATTCTACAATTCTCCTACTTTCCCGTACGGTGTGTCCACAGCTGGAAAACATATGGCAACTTGGTTGCGTTATTTTGCCATGCTTAACACTTTTTGGCGCGGTACCATCGTCTACAGTTTTGTTATACTGGGGCATCCTATGGTCGAAACGAAGTATTCTTTTGTTTTGTCTTACCCTCCTGAGTCAACAGTTGTAACTCCTAATCTGTCAACTGCCTCAGTGCTTAGAGGAGTATGTTCTGGCGTGACGATAATTGAGGTTCCTATGCCTTTTGCGTATCAGTCTGACCATTGTCCCGTTTTGGACACCTTGGCCGTGGACCCAACTGATTTTCTTACTTCAGTATCGAGCGCAGTCACTGCTTCTTTTGAAGTCGTTAGTACCATGTTGGATGTTTCTCCAATCATGGATGTGCTTGTTTTCATATCAGCTGGGGATGATTTTTCATTCTACCAACCTTATGCTCCAGGAGCCAATAACGTGATTTCATCAGGAGACACAATCTCTTTGACAGAGGCTCAATGTGGCTTGGATGCTCCTGATGTGGTGTTCCAAACGAGAGCCAAATCAGTAGAACCTTCAAACATCATGGTTCGTTGTGAGTATGTCGAGGATTACACTCGATATTGGTCCAGATCCATACCTTACACCGCTCTCTCATCTGGTGAGCCTGTGCCTGATCTTCAGATAGGTCTTACCACGGCTGGGTGGTGGGTCACCGATAGTGCAGCTTATGCCTATGAGACCCAAAATTCGTGGTACGTAACCCAAGATTATTTGTCTTACATATCCTGTCTATTCATGTTTTATCGTGGGTCGATAGCATCTAAGATATTTTGCATACCAACCACTGAGACGTATAAATACGTCCAAATCACCCCAATGCCTTTCGCAAGGCAACCAACCCACACCCCGTTCACCACGGCGGCTGCTGCATTACCAGAGAATGTCAATCTCGGCGATGGAACAGTTGTCACGCCTGGTGGACTTCAGCCAATAATTGACTTGACTATACCCTATAGGTCAGTCTACTTTTGGCGAGCCACCGATGTTGTGGCGAACTACGAGAAATCGCCCCTTCCCATTAGCGCTAACCCCGCTGGTGCTGGTTGGATTAGGCACAACATCGATTTGCAGGTCCCCGGAGGGGACCTCAATGACGCTGTTTTTAGGAAGAGCGGACCCGATTTGGCGTTCGCTGTACCTATTAACATGCCTCCCCCGAACCTATGGATGTCCAGAGGGTACACTTGGGCCTAAACGTACTGTTTAGGGCCTCAGTGACCCCGAAAGAACCATTCGGTAGGGAGCTTTGGGCATAGGTCAAAATGCCCTGGTACGAGCTTAGCTATAAGCGATTACCATTGAACCGTATGGTGCGGTTCTGTTAGCAGAATAC